TGGTGTTTTTGAACATTCTGAAATGAAGTATCCTTGGTTTGCACCAAAGATTCAAGTCTTTGAATCAGGTGATTTTCAGGATATGTGTGGAGAAGATGTATCATTCTGCCTAGATGCAAAAGAAGCAGGCTTTGAAATCTGGTGCGATCCTCGTATCAGAGTTGGTCACGAAAAAACAAGAGTGATTTGATACGATGGCAGACAAGTACAATATTCTTTGTAAAGGACGTAAAATTTACTCCTCACTATCAGAAGAAGAGTACTTCAACACAATGGAGGATCTGTCAATTGAATTTTATCAGACAGGTTCTCCACATCCCGATGATATTGAAACTGAAATGATTGGAGAATAACTTATGGCTAAAGTAAAGGGTGGTTTAAACAAGAATAGTTCTTATATGCCTGGTCCTCCTAAGAGCACTAGGCAAGGTGATGGTGGTGGAACTAAGTATGCCGCTACGTCTCGCAATAAGGCTAGAAAAAAATATAGAGGTCAGGGGAAAGGATAATGTACCTACTAGAATGTGATGATGAATGGAATCATATACATTCTAAAGATCTTTGGGTTTATAATAAATTATTTTTAAGTCGGGTTTTGGGATATCAATGTGGTCCAGCAGGGACTACTGTTCCCAGACCCGATTTTTATATTGTACGTCCATCGTTTAATTTGTTTGGAATGAGTCGTTTAGCTCGTAAAGAATGGATTGAAAAAATAACCGATGAGATGCATCCATCAGAATTTTGGTGTGAAATCTTCAAAGGGGAGCATCTAAGTGTTGATTTTTATCATCAACAACAAGATCTGGTCATTTTAGGAACAAAAGATGATAATGACCCAATTTACAAGTGGCAAAAATGGGAAAAAATAGATAGAAAAGTTGATTTTCCAGAAATTTTAAAAGACTTAAAAGGAAATTATGAATGGATTAACTGCGAATTTATTGGTGGACATCTGATTGAGATACAATTTCGCAGAAATCCTAATTTTAGATACGAAAATACGATTGCAATACCAATTTGGGACGAAAAAATAGATAAAAACTATGAAGGATATCGCTTTGTGGAGAGTGAAAGTTACGAACGTAGAGGTTTCTGGGTTAAATAAATAGATTTTTTGGTAAAAACTGAGTTGAATAACATATCAATGGGCAAACACCTGCTATTAGAGGTGTACAATGTCGATTTTAATCTTATCAATGACGTGAATTCTCTACAAAACGTCATGATTAAAGGCATAAATCGTGCTGGAATGACCATTTTGAACGTTTTTTCGCACTGTTTTTTACCACAAGGTTGTACGATTGTCATTGCACTTGCAGAAAGTCACGTTTCTTGTCATACTTGGCCAGAAAATGGGTGCATTGCAATAGATGTTTATACTTGTGGTGATGGAAATCCCAAATTAATTGCAATTGAACTTCTAAAATACTTAGATTCAAATAATTTTAGAATTAAAGAAATAGATCGTTAAATAGAAGAAGGGAGATAGCAACCTCCTTCCCAAAAAAGTTCTGTTTTTTATAAAAAACAGGAGCTAAAATGTCAAATTTACCCGTAGATAGAGACAAAAATTATATGCATGAGATGTGGGGAACCACAAAATTGATTACAGACTATGATCAAAATCCACCAAAACGTGTGATTCAAGAGGTGATGCACGATTTGGCACCAAAACATAATTTAAAAAAACAAGTTGAATTGCATGAAAAAATTCGAAATGATGAAGATTATGATGATTGGAATTATGGAACAGAACCAACCTATGGTTCTCCCTGGAAGTAAATATAAATAAAGCAAGAAAAACTCTCGTCCATATGGCAGTTACAAGAATATCAAGGGCATTTAAGGACATTAGCCTTTCTTTCGACCCACATCCTGTAACTAAAGATCTGCCAATTATTAAAAATGAGGCAGCGATCAGTCGTTCTGTAAGAAATCTGGTTGAAACTATACCTTCTGAACGTTTTTTTAATTCTATAATCGGGTCTGATATTACTAGAAGTCTCTTTGAATTGATTGATTATGGTACTGCATCAGTCATTCAAGATCAAATTGAAACTACAATTAATAATTTTGAACCCCGAGTAACGAATGTTCAGGTACAAGTAGATCCTCAACCAGATATGAATACATTTAACGTATCTGTAATTTACGACATTATTGGACAGGAGTTCCCAACTCAAGAATTTTCATTCATATTAGAGGCAACAAGATAAAATGCCTTTCACAAAATTTACAAATCTAGATTTTGATCAAATAAAAACATCCATCAAGGATTATCTCCGTGCAAACTCTAATTTCACGGACTTTGATTTTGAGGGATCTAATTTTTCTGTCTTAATTGACACATTAGCATATAACACATATATTACAGCATTCAACTCGAATATGATTGTAAATGAATCCTTTCTGGATTCTGCAACACTTCGAGAAAATGTAGTTTCGTTAGCAAGAAATATTGGTTACGTCCCACGCTCAAGATCGGCAGCAAAGGCAGCAATTACGTTTAGTGTACCAACCAATACCACTAGCACTACACTCACCTTACATGCGGGTCTGGTGTGTGTTGGTGCATATGATAATACAACATATACTTTTGCAATACCAGAAACAGTAACTACAACAGTTAATAATGGTATTGCAACTTTTGGATCTTCAACAAATCCAATTATAGTCCATCAGGGAACTTTCTTAACAAAACAGTTTGTCGTAGATGGATCTTTGGATCAAAGATTTATTTTGGACAATTCTTATATTGATACTTCAACGATTGTTACTTATGTTAAGGGTCCATCTGATAATGGATTGGGGAGAGAATATAATCTTATAGACAATATCCTGAATGTAGAGTCAACTTCTGAAACTTATTTGATTCAAGAAGTTCAGGATGAAAAATATGAATTATTATTTGGAGATGGAGTTTTTGGAAAGAAACTTCAGAATGGTACTGTTATTACAGTAAATTATATCATTACTGATGGAAAAGATGGAAATGGTCCATCTAAATTTAATTTTGCTGGAACTTTAAAAGATTCTACGGATTCTCCAGTTATACCATCTTCCTCAATTTCAATTAATACCATTTCTTCCGCTGCCAATGGTGGAGAAATTGAATCAATTGACTCTATCAAATATTTTGCTCCAAGATTATATTCTGCACAATATAGAGCAGTAACATCTAGGGATTATGAAGCAATTATTCAACAAATATATCCAAATACTGAATCTGTTTCCGTAGTTGGTGGAGAAGAATTGATTCCTCCGCAATTTGGTAAAGTTTTAATTAGTATTAAACCAAAAAATGGAGATACTGTCTCTGACTTTGACAAGCAAACAATATTATCAAAACTTAAAAATTATTCCTTGACTGGAATTAACCAAGAAATTGTAGATCTTAAAGTTCTTCACGTTGAAATTGAATCCTCTGTTTATTATGATTCAAGTAAAGTTTCAAATGTTAAGAGATTACAAACCTCAATTATCAATTCACTTGAGACTTATTCAACTTCTGTTGATTTAAATAAATTTGGTGGAAGATTCAAGTATAGTAAAGTTCTACAATTAATTGATAATGTTGATACTTCAATTACTTCAAATATAACAAAAGTTAGAATAAGAAGAGATTTGCAAGCACTTACCAATCAACAAGCACAATACGAATTATGTTTTGGTAATAAATTCCATATTAATTCTTCTGGATATAATATTAAAAGTACTGGATTTTACATTCCAGCAATTACTGGTGAGGTTTATTTAACCGATGTTCCAAACAAAAATTCGGATGGAACATTGGATGGAAGTGGTATGGGTGTTTTATCAATTGTGAGTCAGCAAAAAGATGGAACTTTTAGAGTAGTAGTCAAATCTGCGGGGACGGTTGATTATACAAAGGGCGAAATTAAGTTAACGACGGTAAACATCACTTCAACAGTTAAATCAAATAATATTATAGAAATACAAGCATATCCAGAATCAAATGATGTTGTGGGATTAAAAGATCTTTATCTCAATTTTGATATCGCAAATAGTACCATAAATATGCTTAAGGATGTGATTTCTTCTGGAGAGGATATTTCTGGAGTCACATTTACAAGAGATTATTATACGTCAAGTTATTCTAACGGGAATTTAGAGAGGAAATAAAATATGATTGAAACTGGTTTTGACTATAGAGTAAAAATTCAGCAGATTATTGAAAATCAATTGCCAGAATTTTTACTTTCAGAGTCTCCAAAATTTTCAGAATTCTTGAAGCAATATTATATTTCCCAAGAATTTCAAAGTGGGCCAGTTGATATTGCGGAAAATTTAGATCAATATCTAAAATTAGATAATTTAACACCAGAAGTTGTTAATGGGTCAACTACTCTATCTTTTGGTGTTGATTCCAATGTTGGAATTATTACTGTTACTTCTACCAAAGGATTTCCTTCAGAATATGGTCTATTAAAAATAGATGATGAAATTATCACTTATACTGGAATAACAACAAATACTTTTACTGGATGTATTCGTGGATTTAGTGGAATTACAACGTATCATCAAACTAATGAACCAGATGAATTAGTATTCTCGACTTCAAATTCTGCAGATCATACTTTAGGAAGTAATGTACAAAATTTAAGTTCTTTATTTTTACAAGAATTTTATAAAAAAATAAAATATACATTAACTCCTGGATTAGAAAATAATGATTTTGTATCTAATCTAGATGTTAGTAATTTTATTAAACAAGCAAAAAATTTATATCAAACAAAAGGTACAGAAGAATCATTTAGAATTTTATTCAATGTTTTATATGGTGAGACTCCAAAAGTTATAGATTTAGAGCAATACTTAATTAAACCCTCATCATCACAATATTTGAGAAGAGAAGTATTAATTTTAGAAAAAATATCTACAACTGGAGATCCAACTAAACTTATTGGACAAACTTTAAAAAGGACAAATGATCCCACAACTCAAGGTTCTATTTCTGAAGTTGAAATTTTAACAAGAAATGGGAAATCATATTATAAAGTTTCTCTATTCATTGGATATAATGATAATGGATCCATTCAGGGGCAATTTGTTATTTCTGGAAAGAGTAAAGTTTTAGAGACAACACCAGTTAACTCTAGTATTATTTCTGTAGATTCAACTATTGGATTCCCAGATTCTGGAACTTTAATCTCTGGGAATAATATCATTACATATACCAGTAAAAGCGTTAATCAATTTTTTGGATGTACTGGTATAATTGAAGAAATTTCTATAACCTCTGATATTAGATCGGATGAGACTGTATATTCTTATGAAAATGGTGATACTGATAAAGAAATTGTATTTAGAATTACTGGAGTTTTATCAAGTTTTACCGAAAAAAATAATATCTTATTTACAAATGAAGGTGAAAGGATATATGTTAAAAATTTAGGGGAAGTTATTAAAAACCCAAGTCAAAATAAAACTTATAAAGAAATATTTGCAAATTCTTGGATTTATAATACCAGTTCAAGATATGAAGTTTTTAGTGCAAGTGGATCTACTTTTACATTAAGATCTGATATTGATAAATCTAGTTTAAACGTTGGTGATTATGTTGAAATATTACTTAGAAATGGTGAAACTCTTTATGCTACAGCAAAAGTTACTACAATTGATAATACTTTAAAGCAAGTTACAGTAAATATCACTTCTTATACAATTACACAAAAACCTGGATATACTTTTGATCCAGCATTGAATTATGATATTAGAAGAAAAATTAAAAAATCTTCCAGTTCTTTTGTTCCATTAGAATTTGGTAATGATAAATTAATTGCAAATATTCAAAATGTTTACAGTGAAGACGATAATTATGGATTTATAGCATCAAATTCTTTACCAGAATATCCAATTTCTAAAAAAATTGCATCAATTTCAATTCCAAATGCAACTGGATCACCCACTACTAGTGGATACATTCAAGGATATGATTCTATTACTTTATTATACAGTACAATTGCATTTAGTGGTACATCAACTCCATTTAAAACTGGTGATATTGTAGTCTATCAACCACAGAACCAATCCATTCCAGGATTACAATCTGGATCTGCATATTATGTTGAAGTTCT